ATTGCAGCGGGTTCTCCACTAGATATCCGGTTTGGTAGCTCGCATAATGGAAATACTTATGTACAAGGTTCTTGGCTGACTAAAGATCCTTTTCCAAAAGAAGGCTCTTTAAATGGCGGTACTGTTTCAATTCTTAACAGATTACCTGATGGATCGTTAACATAAGTAATGAATAATACAAATATAGCCGTTTAGCGAAAGCTAAGCGGTTTTATTGTAAGTAGAAAGTAGGTGCAGGATGAACTTAACACTAGAACAATGGTTAGCGGTGATTACATTTTTAAGCGGAATTATCTTCGCATTAATGAAATTCTATCATGTCTTCTCTCAATTAGAAGATAGCATGAAAGAACTAAAACAGGCTGTTGACCGATTAAATAACCATGAAGTGCGCATTAGTCGATTGGAAGAACAAAATAAAACCCTCTTTCGAGGAATTGGAGGAAATAAAAATGATTGATTGGAAATCAAGAATAAAAAATAAACAATTCTGGTTGTCTCTTATTCCTGCAGTTTTGCTACTTATTCAAGTAGTTGCAGTTCCTTTTGGGTATAAATTTCAAATTGATGTGATTAATCAGCAACTGTTAGATGTCGTCAATGCAGTGTTTGTTGTATTAACTATTTTAGGAATTGTGACAGACCATACAACGCCTGGATTATCAGATAGAAAAGGAGACAAATAAATGAAAAAGAAAATTTTAGTAGGAGCGTTAATCGCTCTATTTTTTATGCCTTTAAATGTATTTGCTGCTAAAGGCGATCAAGGTGTTGATTTGTCTATTTGGAATGGATATCAAGCAACATTTGGTTATTCACATGATAAATTCTCAATTTCACAAATTGGTGGGCAAAATAACTATGGAATTTATGATCAAGTTACTTATTCTAGTCAAGTAGCTAGTACGATTGCTCAAGGTAAACGAGCGCATACGTATGTATGGTGGCAAAATGTCCTTACCTACGAAAATGCAAAGCAAGTATTAGATTACTTTTTACCTAAAGTACAAACACCAAAGGGATCAATTGTCGCCTTAGATGCGGAAGATGGCGTTCAATCGACGGATGTAACGCTATGGGCGTTAGACTATATCAAAGAGGCTGGATATACACCGATGCTTTACGGATACAAAGGGTATCTTACTTCAGCTTATGATTTATCACGAATTGCAAAGAAGTATCAATTATGGATGGCAGAATATCCAGATTATGAAGTGACACCTTATCCAAATTACAATTATTTTCCTTCATTTGAAAATATCGGTATTTTTCAGTTCACGTCAACCTACGTTGCAGGAGGGCTAGATGGTAACATTGATTTAACAGGTATTACTGATAATGGTTATACAAAAAATAACCAACCAGAAACAAACACACCAGCTATTGAAGAAGGTAAAGAAGTTGAAAAAACACCTACTTCTGCAGTAAAAATTGGCGATACCGTCAAAGTGAAATTTAATGTTGATGCTTGGGCAACTGGTGAAGCTATTCCGCAATGGGTAAAAGGCAACAACTATAAAGTACAAGAAGTAACTGGAAGCAGAGTATTGCTAGAAGGTATCTTGTCATGGATTAGTAAAGGCGATATTGAATTATTGCCAGATGCAACAGTTGTACCTGATAAACAACCAGAAGCAACACACGTGGTTCAATATGGCGAAACATTATCAAGTATTGCTTACCAACATGGTACAGACTATCAAACCTTAGCTTCGCTAAATGGATTGACAAATCCTAATTTGATTTATCCTGGTCAAGTTTTGAAAGTCAATGGATCAGCAGTAAGCAACGTTTATACAGCCCAATACGGTGATAACTTATCAAGCATTGCGGCTAAGCTTGGCACGACTTATCAAACCTTAGCTGCATTAAACGGACTAGCAAACCCTAACTTGATTTATCCAGGACAAACGTTGAACTATTGAAAAATTCTTGTCTGAAAGTAAAAATAATAGTATATTAGACATACAATAAAGGAGTCATTCACTTAAACCGTCCTTGCCAAGGGACGGTTTTTGTTTTACAGAAAAAATCCTATATAGTATGATTTATTCAGTGATGACATTCACTATAGAATCTCAATTAATGGCAAAATCACTCACCGTCAGACGACAGATTGTGGGTGATTTTGTTTTTTAGTCGCCTTTCTCAAGGAGGCTCTTTTTTGTTATTTAATTAAAATTAACAAATATGGCAACCAGCTTATGATCAGGCATATTTACTTGTTTGTAAGTGAAAAAATCTTTTTAATGCTTGTTTTTATACTATTTTTCCAATTTATTTATCTATATTTTTATTGCGTACATATAATCGGAATGTTATATTATACATGAGGGAGGGGATATCCATGTCTGATGTAAAACACGTAGCTAGGTATATTATTGAACAACTAGGTGGAATGACAACTATGAAATTGCAAAAGCTAGTTTATTATTGTCAAGCGTGGTCTTTAGCGTGGGATGAAAAACCTTTATTTGAAGAAGAATTTCAAGCTTGGGCTAATGGTCCAGTATGTTATGAGCTTTTTTCAGAACATCGAGGAAAGTTCAAAGTTGATGAGAATTTTTTACAAGATTACTCAGATTATAAATTTGAGCCAGATGAATTGGAAACAATCGGAATAGTTATAGAGCACTATGCAGAAAAGTCGCCACATTATCTAAGTGAATTAACTCATAAAGAAAGACCTTGGAAAGAAACAAGAGGTTCATTGCCTTTGGGAGAGAGTTCAACGGAAATTATACCTAAAGAACTAATGCAAGAATATTATGCGGGGATTAGCAGTGCGGAATAATAAAGGATTTGCGAAAAAAAAAGAAAAAAAAGACAAAGGCAAAAGAGTAAAAGAAACAGTAAATGCTGAAAGTTACAAAACCAAAGAACCTATGTGGCGCTTTAAAAGGTGTGACACCTTCCATGAAAAATGGAGTGTAAAGAATTGTTGTAATATAAATGAAGAAATGTTAGATAAACTTATTTCATTTGAAGGGTTATGTTGGATAGATATTGAAAGACAAACACATGACAAAGGTAAATCATCTAATCATTTTGTAGATGTATCAAATTTGTGCAAAGAAGCGCAAGGGAGATTGAAGGAATTGAAGATTTATGATGATGAATTATTTTCTTTACGATTATCAAATAAAGAACGATTATATGGATTATTGGAAAATGGTGTATTTCAAATTTTGTGGTATGACAAGAATCATGAAATTTATCCAACAGCTAGATAAAAAGTAAACCTGAGCATTATCGCTCGGGTTTACTTTTTTACTTAGGACCATTAGCTCAGCTGGTTAGAGCAAACGGCTCATAACCGTTCGGTCACAGGTTCGAGTCCTGTATGGTCCATAGCTAAACACCTACCTCTTTTTCTTATGAGAGATAGGTGTTTTTTTTGTTATGTTAATATTTTTTTGTTGAAAAACAGAACGAACGTTCGTATAATGTTTCTGATAGGAGAGTGTATCAGATGGTGAGACGAACTAAAAAAGAGTTTAAACCTTACAACGATTATGTTGACCGTCCTTTTGAATTAAAGTGGCCAACGGCGTTTCCGTTAGGCGAATTAACTGAAGCAATAAAGAGTACTGATGAATATCACACTCGCAATATTGAGAGACTGCCGCAGCAATCACAGCGACAAATAGAATATTTTTTAGATCGCTCTATTAAGCAAAATAAAGTTTTAGAAATCCAATTAAATTCATTAGATGAATATGACCGAGTGAAGCCACATGTTTTGGGAGTTTTTCGTGGGATGGCAGAATTCGATGTTGTTCTTATTGGTGAACAAGAAATCGATTTTTACGATATAAGACATATTCAGATTCATAATTTCACCAAGTGGAGTGAAGAACATATACCTGAAGAAAATCCATTTGAAGAAGAAACGGAACATTGCGAAACGATAGATGAATTCGTAGACGAATATTTCGATGATGAATGGATAGAATAATAAAACCCCAACTTTACCTCTAGTTGGGGTTTTATTTTATGAACTAATCAATTTTCTAACTGCTTACTAGTAAATTGAAGAAACTAAATTTATTTAAGAATTCCAAAACGTAAGATTATATCTATTAAAAGTATGCTAACAATAATCCACAAAGTTATACGTTTGTGAATAGGTT